GTTAAGTCTGTTTGAACCTTTGAGTTTAGACCACAATCCGGTGAAACTACCGGGGGGGAAGTCAGTCATGTCTCTACATGGTCTGACCTCTTCGGTTGACGCCTGGCGTCAGTCCACATTCAATACGGCAGCAAATATAGCCGCTATGAATGCATATAACTTGGATGAGGATGGATACTTAAAAGAGTTTGAGTGTCGGTTTGTTCATATATTTGAACCTGGTAAGATCCGTAACATTTCTGTGAGCGATGGATATGTCGCCACAGCCCTGCAGCCATTGCAAGGTTTCATGCTTAGTGCATGGAAGTCAACACGTTGGTCGACAATGTTATTCGATGATCTAGGACCCCGTATTCAACAAATAGATGATTTAGTTGACGAGCCATTATGGTGCTCGGGTGATTATGAGGCCGCGACGGACTTATTGTTCCGTGATGCTACTGTGCAATGTTTGCAGAGTATTTCGTGGCATCCGCTCTATGAGCTTGCTTGGACCTCTATAACCACTGGCCGGATGTGTTATCCGGATGAGGTTACTCTTAAGTTCACTAATAAGAAGGGTGAATTTATTGGAAGTAAGCTTCCTATGCATGAAGGTCAGTTGATGGGTCACACATTATCATTTCCGATGTTATGTGTGATAAACCTTTCAGTCTTGCGTGAATCCATTAGTGTATGGGTTCAAAAGGCAGTTTCGCTGGACGAGAAAATATCTCGCGGTCGACGTGGTCAAATTATTTTTGACAACGCCCTCGTCAATGGTGACGACATCCTTTTTAAAGGAGACCGAGATCTCATTGAGATCTTTAAGCAAGTTGCCGGCTCTGTTGGATTTAAAACATCTCAGGGAAAGAATTATATCTCTCCCGATACCTGTTTGATAAATTCTCAGGTTTACTTGAGAAGAAATCATAAGATGGTACGACAGGGTTACTTGAATTTGCGTCTAATAAAAGGCAATAATATCAAGGCAAGAAGAGCGTCTGGTGAAAAACCCGTTACGCCTGACATGATAGGAAAGGACCTGAGCAAGATGGCTCGTATATGTCCTTGGACCGCATGTTCTATCCCTTCTGCTTTTAAGCGGTGGGATAAGGATTGGAAGAACAGTTGGTTTATTCCAAATTGGTATCTGCCCGTGCACTTAGGTGGCTACGGTGTTGATCCTTGCTTCTCGCCTGAAACATGGCAAGTTACGAGAGCACAGCGTTCAATTGCTGCGAGATTTATCTCGGATCCGCGGATGGCCCTCTACAGAAGAGAGGGGAACATGCAAATGGTCAAGCTTTCCGCTGCGCTTATGAAATACGTAATGATACCTGGTTCTTACGTTGCGCAAGAGCATGAACTCATTGATGATTGGCTAGCTAGGTTCGCCTACGCCACACGTGCTAAGGACGGTGTTACACACACATCCGAAGCTGATATCATCACCTCGAGGTGGTTTCATAGGCATTCTCGCCTATCACCTATAAGCATCGAGGGTTTACAAAAATATTGGTATGCGCAAGTCTTTACGACAGGAGCGCCGCCATGCCCGCCGATAAGTGACGTGAAGCTAGAGATCCCCATGCTCTCATGAGGATCTTTGGGACCTGGAATGTCGTTAAACTTACCCAATTGGGTTCTATCCAGTAATTGGCCAAAACGTTGGAGGTGACGGCAGCTGTGTGCTCGTCGTTAGACTCCGTAAATATTTACGTGCTAACCAAAATGCCGAGAGACTACACGGCCCATCCTTTACATAAGGTTTGGATAGGATGAATAGTCCCCAGTTGCTAAGGGGTATCCAATATATTAGCTTTTCACGTTATTGTTATCGTCTTTTCTCGAAGATGTCAAACAATCAGAAGTCCTCAAAGAGGCAAACACAACCAATGGTGGCTGCACCAGTAAGTGTTACGAAGTCAGCACAGCAGAAGAGGAAGACCCAGAAGAAGGGTAAGAGGAACAATGTTCCCCAGAAAGGGGGTTTCGCAACATCGAGGGATTTAGTCCCTGCAGGTGTTTCAGTTTCCACACGTGGAATCGGTATGTCGGACTTGATTAACCATCGAGTCTCGTATTTAACCGGTTACATATATGTCGG